GTAAAGGGAACAGATAATTTTAAGAAAAAAGAGTTTGAGTTGTTACCTAAAATGGTGGAAGCCTTTAGTTCAGATGAAGCTCCATTGATTTATGCTTTTTGTTTTAAAGAAAAACAAGCCCCTATTTGGGTAAAACCCAATAAAATCATTGAGCTATATGAAAATTCGGTAGATATGCAATGGCATGATGGGGTTATTTATAGAAATTTAAATTTAAGGACACAACATGAAAGACTTCAGCTTGCCATACTTGACCCTAAAAAAGCTTTTAGAACAGTATTATTCTGCGATGATTTCACAGGATAAAGATAAAGCAGCTCAAATAGCCAATGAAATTGTAGAAGCAGCATTAAAACTAGAAGATGTAGCTCATGACTACTAAAAAACAAAAGGATGAATATGCTCGCCTGGCGAGATTGGGCTGCATATTGTGCAGGCAACATGGAATTGAAACAACCGATACACCTACAGAAATCCACCATGTCAGAAGATTTGGGGGAAAGCGAGATACTGCTCCTGCAATCCCCCTCTGCGCTTACCACCATCGCCTTGGAGATACCAGTTATCACTCGCTTGGGGCTAAAAAGTTCACTTCTTATTGGGGGTTTTCACCAGAGCAGCTCATTGAGAAAACTAGGGCATTACTAGATGACTTACTATAAAAAGCGAGTTGATGAAAACCAAAAGCAACTTGTGCATACTTTTATTGCGCTTGGAGCTTCTGTGCTTAATTTATCAACTGTTGGTCGTGGCTGTCCTGATTTACTCATTGGGTATAAAGGTAAGTCTGTATTGGTAGAAATAAAGCGAGATTCCAAAGCAACTTTTACTGATCCACAAGTCAAATTCATGCAAGAATGGAGGGGAGGGGCAGTAAGCCGAATTGATTCGGTAGATGCTGCTATTCGCCTTATAAAAATGCTCGATATGGACTAATCATGGCTCTAGCAGATGAAATTCAAAAACAATTTGATAATAAAAAATTAAAAAATCAAAGAGAAACTTTGTCTACAAAATTAGACAAATATTGGAAAGAATGGCCTGAAAACTTTGAAAAAAATCAAAGAGCTATGGATAAAACTATGGCTGGATTGTATAAAACTGACTTTTTAGGCAAGCCAAATCCAAACTATTACCCAGAAGCAATGCAAGAATTTACTCAAAATTATTTGCCAAACTTTATGGGAGCAACAGCAATATTTCATGGAACAAGCAAAGAAGCAGCTAAACAAATTGAAAAAGCAGGTTTTGATATTGCAAAGTCTGCTGATGGAAGTATTTGGTTTACTACCAATCCTAATATTGGAGAAGTAGCAGCTACAGGCAAGGGTGCTGTTGTAAGAAGGTTAATTGATGAAGGAAAAGTAAAACTTGCATCTAGAGATGAGGCAGACAAATATTTTACAGATCAGCTAATTAGCCAAGGGTATCAAGGTGTAAAACATACTGATATGACAGGAGGAACTTATTATCAGATATTTAATCCAGAAAATTTAGAAAAAGGATATAAAGATGAAGGACAATTTAGACGAATATCAGGATTACCTCAGAGTAATGAAAAAGCATGGAATCAAGCCACTTCTGGACAAGAAAAGCTTCAAACAAGCTTTGCAAATAGAAAACTTAGAGAGTCACAAGGAAGCGGTGCATTCAATGGTCAGGAACAAAATAAAGCCATCCAAATAGCCAAAGAACATAACCCAGACTTTGACATTGAAAAAATCAAAGCCATGCCAGGCTCATCCCTTTTAAAACAACATCCTATTGCCAGGGCTTATGAAACATTATCTAAGGATGATGTAAGTCCAGCTTTAAAAGATGCCATTTATCAGGATTACAAAGCAAAGCATCCTGAACTATTAGCAAAGCATGATATTCAAAATTATGATGATTTGGTTCATAAATCCTATGGGGCTTTGCGCCAAGAAGTAAACCAGCAATTTGATAATTTAGTGAATAAAGGGGTTAATTTTTCTTTTCATGGTGGCAATGCCAATTATGCTAATTCTAGAGAAATGCTAGATGATGCCCTTAATAAAAACCATATGTATGTTTTTAGAGGTGGTGAGGAGCATCCTTTTCTCAATGAATTTGACCCTTACTATGGCTTAAATACTAATGAAAAATTTAGGGCAGTTCATGACTATATTGGTCATGGCACTACAGGCTCAACCTTTGGCAGAAAAGGTGAAGAATTGGCTTATGGAGCTCACAAAGAAACTTTAAGCCCATTGGCTCAAATAGCTGCTGCTTCTGAAACCAGAGGTCAAAACAGCTTTGTAAATTATTCTGGAATCAATGCAGACCTTGAAAAAGAAATGGCCTTGATGAGGGTAGAAAAGACAGCAGCCGAAAAAATGGGCCAAGATACCTCAGAAATGGACAGAAAGCTTAGGGAATTAGGCGGTCAATGGGAATATGCTAAACAAACAGGCCTGGCATTACCCCCTGATATGCTTGAATTAGATTACAGAGGTGGTGTTCCAAATTATATGAAAGAACATATAGTTCCTGAAAATGGTCAAACTATTGAAGGATTTCATTGGAGCAATAGCCCAAATTTAAGCCAGACTGATGTTAAAAAGTATGGTTTTGGTATAAGAGGCCAGGAAGCTGAAAGACTAAGAGCCCCTGGAGCTGTTAAAGACAGGACTCATTTTTACTTAAACCCAGAGATGAAAGAGCCTGGTCTTGGCCCAAATCAATATAAATCGAATATTGAAAATTCTTATGATGTAAGAAAAGACCCAGATAATTTATTAAAAATGGCTGATACATTTAATCGAGATAAATTTAATATTCTTGATGCAGAAACTAAAGCTAATGATTGGGAAAGAATGATTAAAGAAGCTGGTTATTCTGGCTATCATGATTCAGCTCAAAATATGGCAATTTCTTTTAAAAATCAACCAGTATTTAAAGTGCTTGACATGGGTAACCAATAAGGCAAAATATAAGGAGCTGCGATATTGCAGCTTCTTTTGCAAAAGGAAAAATTATGGCAATGGGCAAAACAAGTAATCCAAACTCTACAGCAGGTATTCCTGCCAAGGGTGTAGTTGTACCTAAAGGCGCTGGCAAGGCAGATATGTCTGGCGAAAGAATGGAAAAATCTCATCGTGGCGGTGTTGCAATGGGTAAAGAAGATGCTATTGGCTCTGACAAAGAGTTCAATACAGGCCGTACTGCTGGTATCTGCTATGACCATAAGCGCACAACTTATGCGATGGAAGATAAGTATGAGAAAAAGAACTAAGAAGTAAAAAAGCGAAAACCCTGATAGTCGTGCGCTAACAGGGCTTTCTAACCACAATTAATCGGAGAAACTGTGGCTAACAAAGAGCATAATGACACTTGCAATTTGTGTCGATTTTTTTCTTTTGGGGAAAGAATGGGAGTCTGCAAAAGATACCCAATTTCACAAAACAAAGCCAATGAAGATTGGTGTGGGGAATGGCAACCCATTAAAAACCATGTTATTGAAGCCATAACAACTGGATTGACTGTTACTTTTACTGAAGAACAACCAAAAAAGAAACCAGGAAGGCCTAGAAAATCATGAAACTCAAGCCATTAGCAGACAAAATTGTAGTCAAACCTGATGTTAGAGAGCTTTCTAGCATCATTATTGTTGATAACAAAGAAGTCGAAAACATGGGTACAGTCATTGCTGTTGGCCCTGGTAAAAAGCTTTCAGGTGGTCGCAGAGAAGATATGCCTATTGAAGTTGGAGCAAGAATCCGCTTTGGCACTATGAATGATGACCCAGGCGAGGAATATCTCAAATACTTCCCTTACTATGAAGATGGGGTTAAGTATCTGGTGATGAGTTGGCAGGATGTTTGTTTTGAGGAAGCCCAAAATGTCGGATGAGTTAGTCATGTCATTAGTCTTTACAGCCTTTGCAATCTTTGTAATCGCATGGGCCTATTACAACTATAGAGCCAGGCAAATAGCAAAAATGTGGCCTAAAAACTTCAATACTGAGGATGTGGCTAAAGCATTAAACAAGCAAGCACCAAAACCTAAACCAGCCTTAAAGAAAGCAACCACTAGGAGCAAAACCATGCCACTAAAGAAATCAACCAGCCAAAAGGCTTTTAAAGAGAATATTGCCAAAGAAGTCAAAGAAGGCAAAAAACCAGTAAAGCAGGCAGTAGCTATTGCTTATGCCGTTAAGAAAGAAGCTGCAAAAAAAGGTAAAAAATGAATATCAAAGACCTAAAAATCACTTTTGAGCATACAACCGCAGAATTAGAGCTAATTCTTGCTGGATTGAGAAAGCTCCCAATGGAATTGGTGCAAAAGCTTCATGATGAGATTATCCTAAAAGCCAATGCTGAAGTAGCAAAGCAAATGACTCCTGTAGAGCCAACTCCAGAAGTACCAGCAGAAACTACAGTAGAGCCAGAATAATGACAACTCCTAATATTTACCTTCCTTATCCAGTACCTCAATCTACTGAAGAAATTCAGGCAGATATGAATGCTTTAGTATTACAACCAGGAGTTCCACAAGAGCTTCAAGACCAATATACAAACCTCATTAATAGTCCTACTTTCCAAGCTGATGTAAATGAAGCAGAGGCTAATAGTGACAGTATGGACAATGAGTAGTACCATTAACTTAAAGTTAACAATCATTAACCTAAAGCTAATTAAATCATGGACATGGAAACCGAAACAACTATTTCTAAGAATGAGAAGATTGCTGAGAGCTTAAAGGGCAATCAGAATGCGAGGAAAGGGAAACTCTTTTCTGACCAGTTGAGAAAAGTTCTTGTTCAAAATGATGCTTTAAAGCTAAGACAGGTTACAGAGAAGCTTGTAGATGCAGCAGTAGAGGGAGAACCTTGGGCTGTGAAAGAAGTAATTGACAGAATGGATGGCAAAGCTGTCCAAGCTACAGAGATTAGTGGCCCTGATGGAGCAGAGTTTGTAAAGGGCATTGGCTTCATGTTCGTGGATGGCAATGTCAAGCCAGATTGATACATCAGGCTTTATTTGGCCTCAATTCCCTAAAAAGCTTAAATGCTTAGTTGAACCAGAACATAGTCGGTACAGAATATTACATGGCGGTAGAGGGGGTGGAAAATCGCACTCTGTAGCCCGAATGTTGCTATGCAAGGGAGTTCTCAAGACTATTCGAGTCTTATGTGCTCGTGAGTTCCAGACCTCAATCAAGGATTCTGTTCATAAGCTCCTTGTAGACCAAATCTATGACCTAAAGCTAGAAGCCCATTATGAGGTGACTCAAAGCACTATTAGGGGCAAGAATGGCACAGAGTTTATCTTTGCTGGCATTAAGAACAATATCAATGGCCTAAAGTCTATCGAGGGCATAGATTACTGTTGGTGTGAGGAAGCTAATAACATCTCAAAATTAAGCTGGGATATTCTGATTCCTACCATCCGTAAGGAAAACTCCGAGATTTGGGTTACTTTTAACCCTGAGTTGCCTACCGATGAAACCTATAAGCGGTTCATTTTGAATCCTCCTGATAATGCTGTAGTGCAAAAAGTTAACTGGAATGACAACCCTTGGTTTCCTGCTGTCCTAGACCTAGAGAGGCAATCCCTAATGAATAGGGACTTTGAGGCTTATCAGAATGTCTGGGAAGGCTTTACTCGGTCTACCATTGATGGAGCAGTCTTTGCTAAAGAGATGCAAAGGGCAGAAGCAGACAACAGAATATGCAATGTCCCTTATGACCCTATAAAGCCTGTAATGGCAGTATTTGATATTGGATGGGCCGATGCTACTGCTATATGGTTTGTTCAGTTCATAGGCATGGAAACCAGGCTTATTCGATACTATGAAACCACTCAGACAACTATGAGTGAGATTCTTGGAAAGATGCAGACCTTTGGTTATGTCTATGACA